ATAGAGTATATTGTCTTCTTGACTTAAATCAAAGTTTGATGTTAAATTAAGGTTGAGTGTGGTTGTAGCATCGGTTTCAGAACCAGATGGACTTACAACTTTACCAACACCACCTACATTTCTGATTGCAAATCCTGGTCTATTATCAATGATGTGATCACCAGGATACAACATAATAGTTGTCCTGTTAAAGAGGTCATTATCCTTACCTCTTACATAAGAGAATCTGGCAGATTCCAGCAGTGCTCTCTGAATAGTCTTGAAGGGTTGTGTCAGAGAGTTACCCTGATTCTCAATGCTATCAGTGGCATCAAGATCGTTAGGATTCACATATAAAATACGACCCTGGGTGTTCTTGATGAAATTATCTAACTTACTAAGAGGCATCTTCCTGCTTCATAGATATTGTGTTCTGACCTATTTAGACAATAAATAGAGCTGCCTTACTCTCTACAAATGTCTGATACTAAACCAGCAGTTGTAGAAGAGAAAGACCACGATGTTGATAAAAGTGAAGTCCTTGGTAATCTGGTGAAAGTCGTTGTACTTATCTGGTCTGCTTCTCTTCTCACTTTTAGTTACGTTAGACTTCCTAACGGTCAAAAGATTCTTGATTTTGATCCAACTTTTATTGCTTCAGTATTCTCTGGATCTCTCGCTGCCTTCGGATTAAGTCCTGCTAAATCTGGTGGTGCTCCACAAAAAGCACCAGCAAAGAAAGAACCAGAAGTCGTTTCTGCTATTGAACCTAAGAAAGATGCAAAAACTAATTAATGTGGTAGCACTGCTATCTGGATTAACTTCTGTTGCTCTGATTGGTGGTGGTGCTTATGTGCTTCTCCAAAAAGATGCTATAATGGAAGGAGTTAAAGAGCAAGCTATTGGGGAGGTAAAAACTATCCTTCCTGGTCTTGTAGAAGAACTTCTGCCCAAACCCCCAGAACTTCCCAAAGCAACTGGTGGTGTAATCCCACTTCCATAAAATAATGAAAAAGTTTTTGTTTGGACTCCTAGGTATTAGTGTCATTAACACTGCTATTCTAGGAGTCACTGCTGCATCAACCTGGGCAAATGAATCTAAACTGAAAAAGGGTTACTATACTATGGATGCCCTTGGTTGCATGATCGTTCAAGAATGCACCGAGAATGTCCGACAAATCAAGAATATCGACGATATTCGTAAAGAGTTTCCTAGTTCTGATTTTGATATCATTGCTGATGAGTTTAACTCGATGCTGGTATCCCTTGATAAAGTCGGAGTTATGGTTTTTCTAGCAGATGAGAAGTATTTCCCACCTGGACACCGTGGTGTCTACCATACTGTAAGCAATAACTTCTATCTGAATGATGCTTTTATGCATCGTCCTGGTGTTCTGATGTCAGTAATGCGTCACGAAGGATGGCACGCTGCCCAAGATTGTATGGCAGGCAGCATCAAGAACTCTAACATTGCTATTATTAAACCAGAGGAAGAAGTTCCTGCCATGTGGCGTGAGATGGCAGAACGTACTTATCCCAAATCTGCTGTACCTTGGGAAGCAGAAGCAGGATGGGCAGGTAGAACTGAAGGTATGACAATGAAAGCACTTGAAGCATGTGCTGCTGGTAATATGTGGGAAGTTTATGAACCCACACCACTTACGATGAAGTGGTTGGTAGAAGAAGGTTTTATTGATAATGATTGAAGATATCAGGATTCAAGATGTTAGAATCCCAGATATAAGCAACTGGAACCAATCTCTACCACCTCCAGTGGTTCCAACCATACCTCATACGACAACAACCATAGGCACACCAATCATTCAACTGCCTGGTTGCGTAGAGGCACATCCTGATGCGAAAAAGAATAAGAATCTAATAGCAGATGATCCTAATGGGACAGTGACATTCTGTGATGGCACTGCTCCCTCTTTTAATCCTATTGAGTATAATCCAGAAGAGATTATTCTTACTAATCCCAAAGAGACGCCAAAAACACCAGTAAAAAAGCAACCAGAGGCACCCCAACCACCACCGCAGGTGCCACTGCCATCATCAGTGCCTGGAACCAAAGTGGAGGGGGAACCTGAGCAGCAGTGTCAGTGGTACAAAGAACTGTTAGTAAGTGATCCACGTTGTATAGAACCAACATTTACCGAGAAGTATTTACCACCATTAGATATGGTGACAACTACAGCAAGCATCGCTGTAGTAGCAACTTCTACTGCTATCTTTGCTAAACCTGTTGCCGATTTGCTTTTGAAAGTAGTTAAACCAACTGTCAAGAAAGTAGTCAAGAAGATTGCTACTTTGAGGGGGAAGAAGGTGAAGATTGAATCTGTAATGGAGCGCCGAGAGCAGCAGCGGATCCGCTCACATGCGATACGGAAGTTGAAGGGGAAGGAATAGAATGTCTGTGTGGTGGAATAACACCAGGAGGGTTCTGTAACCTAACATCAGCACAGATCTTATAGTAAGGTGATCTAGGATGGAAAGTAATGCCCTTCTGTGCCAACTCACCACATTTAGTTAATCTTGTGAGTTCAAACTCTAATCTACGGTTAGCAAGGATTTGATCTCTCAAAGCATTATGTTTCTCTGCTGCTTTTCGGCAGAGTTCTTGTGCTTCTTTGTCTAATGGTTTAGACCATGTAGCAGACACACCTACAGATAGATTATAGTTGTCTTTCTGACCAGTTCTAGTAGGGACATGGTACAAAATACCACCTGGATTATCTAATGATCCATCTTCGTTCAAGTCTCTCATATCGTAGACAGGATCATTGTACCAGGGTTCATATGGTTTCTGGAATGAACCACTACCAGTCACAAATGGGGTGACGTTTAGTGTACTTCCTTGACACGAAATACCATCACCATACTGGTTGGTGATATAAGGACCTTGGAGGACTTGGATCGCTTGGTTAGTTACTGAGCCAGAACTATTTGCAATCGGACTTGCCGTTGCACTTACACCCCCTACAGTTTCCGCCAGAGTGGCAGGGGCAATCGCAAGGTTGGTTAGACATAAGATTACTGCGTGAAGATACTTGTTGTGTCTGTGACACTTTTGATTTCTGTGGTTCTTTGAATAATCGTTTGCTGACTTAAACCAGGACCTTGATACGTTTCTGTGAACTGAAACGCTGCTCCTGGTGTTGTCTGTGTAAATGTTGGTTTGCTTGTTAATCCAGTCCATGATGAAGTCACCCCATTAATAGTTACATTGTTTGCCCCAGTGCCAGGTGATAAGTTTCCTGATGCTGTAATACCACTCCCAGTTACAGAGTATTGATACCCTGTGTTATAGTCTATTGAATTTATAGTCTCTGTTACTGTACTCGTTGTTTCTGTATGGGAAGTCATCGAGCCCTGTGTAAAATTTGGCACTACAGGAACTGCCAGTGAAGTCCTCGGAACAAGCACACAAAACAAACCCACACTTAGGGCACCGATGATATTCTTCATTATCTTCCATTACTATCTAATTGTAATCTCAGAAACGAATTGTCCAGTTGCACTTGTACCAGCACCACCAGCAGTCAACGACATCGTGCCAGCAGAATCGATGCTGCCACCGAGAGACCCAGCCACCCCGCCAGAAGTCGTGGTGACACTTCCAAATGCGGGTAGGGTTCCAACCACACCGCTACTAACGGTCGTTCCTGTTGGGATTGCATCTCCGCCGTTGAATGTCTCAGTAAAAGAAAAGGCACTACCTGCTGTTGTCTGGGTGTATGTCCCAGAGTTCATGGTCGCCGCATCAGTTGCCGAAGCAGGAGCAGTAAGACCCCCAAGAGTAGCAGATACATTATTACCACTTACCGAATAGGTAGAACCAAGACGAGTTGCCTGAGATGCAGCAGCATCAACAGTCAGTTGAACACTAGAACTATGTTTTGTAATAAGATCGGCATGTGCTGGTGCCGCCATCAATACCATACCGAAGAGCAATGCTAACTTTTTCATGCTCTAAAAGTGAACCTGTATTTATTTAGTTCTTACAAATCGCAATATGAAAATAAGAAGTTCCTGACATAATCATGAGAAAACTCTTTACCAAACTTACTCTCCATAAATCCACCAACGGGATCAAGATCTAGCATATATTTGTCAAACTCCTTGTAAACACTGGTATCTTCACCAGTAGGTTTTGTTGTATCTAACAACCTTTTATAGACATCAACATACTTTTTGAAGTATTCCAAATGGTCGGGAACCTCACTAGCAGTACACTTACGAACATAGATGTACCTGGAGAAATGATTACCAGGTTCAAAGAATCTAATGTCCTTTGAAGTATTATCAAGCATCTCACCAAGATGACAAGTCATGAAAGGATTGTACCAATCAAAGTGTGGTGTTGGGTGCTGAAAATCAAATACGATGATAACTTTCTTCTCAAAGAAGCACATCAGATCCATACCCAAGCATGGAAGATTCTGACCCGTCTTTGGATAGACAATGTTATTGTAGATGTGAGTGTCACCATCCTCAATAACGGTTGCCCTTGACTTTATAATATGGTCACCAGAATATACAGCAGAACCTAATACTGCGTCGTTCTTACCTAACGCATGTCCTACATCAACGACATTTAAGTTTAATGTGTGATAGAGATAATCGGAATAGTCTGACCACATAGTTTTTGTGTTTAATAGGACGAGAGGGACTTGAACCCTCACGAGATTGCTCTCAACAGATTTTAAGTCTGGTGTGTCTACCACTTCCACCACCGTCCCATATCGGGGTGACAGGATTCGAACCTGCGACCTCCCGCTCCCAAAGCGGATGCGCTACCAAACTGCGCTACACCCCGTAACTTAAGTATTCTTCGTAAGGAACAAGACACATCCATTTCTTATTGTGTTCAAACATGAATGTGATGTTTTCACGATGGCAAAGATCAACGATGAACTCAAAGTGTTCTTCGAGTTCTTCCCTACTGATGTTGATAGGTGGGTGGGTGGAAGTGACAGTATTCATTGAAAGTAATCTTCATTTCTTTGTTTGTTAGTCCACAATGTTGTGCTGCTTTAGGTAAGTTCCATTTAGCAGAGAACAACATCTCCATTGCTTGCCTAGTTTCTGGTCTCATTCTACAGTTACTGGATCTAAGAAATAAAGGTCTGCTTCATAATCTTCCAGCATCCACTTCACGAAAGAAAGAACTTCCATGAACTCGTCTGGAGTATCACAGTTCATTTTTTGTTCATCACCAAAGTTGCTGAACAACTTGAAGGAACGAGAGCACACATCAACCATGACACTTTGGACGTACTCTTCAGTTTCCTGGATCATGTGCTTGTCTCGGTTACCCACATATTATAGCAAGGGTCTGGGTCAGAAGTCAAGACCCAGCAGAGATTTGAAGAAATCTAACAGACCGTTGGCATCCTTTGTCTTAACATTACCGTCCTGTGCCTTGAGTTGAGTCTCAAAACCCTCAATATTGATGGATCTAGTCATAGAGTTTCCAAGTTGAATCTTCTGTGCCAAGACATTAAAAGTACCAGGAGTTTCAAAGAAGATATTCCTTCCTTTGATTTGCAAATTACCTTTGTCAGCATTGATTGCAATACCACCTTTTGCAGCATAGATTCTAATATCTACACCGTCTGCTTCATTCTTAGAACCACCAACAATCTCAGTTGTTCCTTCATTTGTAATTCTTAAAAGTCCATTTACAGCAAGACTTTGCGTAAAAATCTTACCATCTGGTGTTTCACCAGTGATCTTAAACATTTCGGGTCCAGATTGACCTTCTTGTGGATTGTTGACATCAATCCTAAAAGATTTACCCCTAGAATCAAAATCCCTTTGACCGTAATCCTTTTCTTTTTCTGCCATTATTTTAATCTAAATTACAGGTTAAAGATATTTTTGGTTTATTTATTTCAATAACTTGATGATATTGAAATTTTGGTATTTTAATATAATTTTGATTCTTCAAATATTCTTTTCTATTTCCATTTATCCATAAAGATTCCCCCGATATATTTTTAACAAAAACATCATAATGATGATTATGATGCGGGAATGAAATTACTTTTTTCCCTTTAGAAATGTAAAGATTTATACCAAAAGGTCTATTTAATTCTTCAAATATGGTGTCAGAAAAATTTCTAATCTCTTTTGTAAGGGTATTTACCCTAGAAATTATTAGAGTGTAACCTTGATCATAAAAATTTTTTGCCGATGCTACATTTAAATAAAGATCATCATTAAAAATAAATTTTTTATCAAGACCAATAACTTCTATAGTTGGTTGCTTATCCCCCAAATATTCTATAGGCCACCTATATCTATCTTCCAATAGACTTAGTATTTTTCTTTGAGATAGATTCCAGAATTTAAATTTATGCAACTTTTGTATTGTCTTTTCACTTAAAGCATACATTATTCTATACAGTCAATAACTTGTTGTAATTGTTTCTCTACCACTGGTAGAGCATTAATAACTGGTCTAATTATAGCACCACTACCAGTCTTTGTATTTACCGTAATTTCTGGTAAACCATCAACAGGTGTTGCTCTATTGATCTTAAGTTCTATAATTTGACCATCTTTTACAACAATATCAAACCCATCAATAGT